GAAGTTCTGCATACCACCCATTAGACCAGTGACACCTGAACCAAATACATTTAATCTTTGGAATGGTTCATACGCCGCTGTTTGAGCTGCTTGTCTTTGTGCATCTAGTATTGCTTGTTGTTGTGATTGTTGGATACCACCCACTGCACCTAGAGTTTGTATGTCTGCTCTTTGTGCTGATGGTAAAAATTGTCCAAGGCCTTGTTGTGCTTGTGCTAACGCACCTTGATTAGAGAATGCTTGTTGTGCCGCTTGTTGCGCTTGACCAAAACCTTGTTGTAATAAACCTGAAAGTATTGATGCTCGGTTCCTGTCGCTTGCTGCATCGTACTCTGCTTCAGCAACACCT